CCTAATGCCGAGTACTTTTCGTTTTCTTTTCGGGTAAGCACACGTTCACCATAATCCAGATAGGCGGGATAGAAATCGTTTGGGACAAAATCCTCTCCTTTCTGTAATCGTGGGATAAGCGGAATATCGATTCCGAAATGCGCTCCTCCCATCCAGTCAGGAAGAGTGAATGAAATCTTGTTGAGACCGCTGATAAGAGCATTCATCCCATCAATGAAGAAGTTGCAGAATGCCTTGAATCCTGATACAAGCCCATCCCAGATTTTGGAAAATATGTTTGTAATATTTGAACCGAGGTTTTTGAAAAAATCCACAAGAGACTGGAACCAGCCCTTGACAGCCTCGACTGCCACTTTCATCCAGTGCAGCCAACCTGAATTGTACTGCTCTGTGAAATAAGCTTCGACAGAATCCCAATTCTTTACTAAAGTGACTAATCCAGTCACAAGCCCAGCGATTGCAATCACAATCAAGGATATGGCAGTAACGACAGGAATCTTATCCATAGCCCATAAGGTGGCTGTTATGGTGAGAAGCAAGGTGTTTATATAAATAAGAATTCCTCCGACTACTGCCTTATTCTCACTCATCCATTTTACAGCCGATGACATCCATCCAGCGACAGCCTGTAATGCAGGATAGAACCCTGAGAGTATCTCAGAGCCGAACCCCTTAATCTGAGTCCAAAGGCTTCCGAATGCAGTCTGAACGGAAGTGGCTCCGTTGACTGTGTCATCAGACATCACCACTCCGAGCGATTCATAGTATTCCTTTAGGGCTTCGACCGAATCGCTGTTGTTTGAAAGAATCGGAATAAGAACTGATGCTATGTCATCTCCGAAAATATCCTGAATGATTTTAGTCTTTTCGGTTCCATCAGCCATATTCTGAAGAGCGGTTACGATTTTCTCAAATGCCTCTTCAGGGGATAAACCAGCGAAATCGGAATAGGTAAGTCCCAGTTCGGATAATTTAGCAGTAGCATCGCTTTCCCCTTCGGAAGCTTCATCCAAAAGGTCGTTCATTGTAGAGAAAGCAGTGTTCAGGTCATCAGTGTCGCCACCAACTCCCTGAACGATAGCAGACCAAAGCTGATAATCTTCAGCTGATATTCCTATCTTCTTGGAATTGTCGGAAATGGTCTTATTGTAGGTCAATAAAGCCTTGGTAGCCTTAACAACAGCGGTTACCATTGCCACGATGACAGTAATCAGTTTGAGCCATGACTGCTTCATCGCCTTATTGGAATTGGTGCTTTGCTTTTCCAATTTTTTGGTGTCTTTCTTGGCATCATCGATTCCTTTGGTGAAGCCTGACGACTCTAAGGTGAGACTGGCTATCAATGTGAAGATATTCATTTGCTTCCTCCTATCTTTAAACCATGCTTTCTGAAAGTATCTGCAATGATTTCATCGCCTGTTCTAGTATCGAAATCGTTTCTGTAAAACATTCTTCTAAGCTCTGAAAATTCCTTGCCGTTCTCAATATGCTGATTTGAAGCTATCGTAAGAAGTAGCTTTGAATCGTAATCCCTGTGAGTTACTTCAAGGACAAGCTGGTTAGTCTTATGCTTTAGATATGTCATGAGTGATTTCTCACCAGCCCATATCCCAAGCTGTCCTATCCATTCAATTATCTGACCTGAAGCCTCCTGATAGTTGCTATCGACTATTTCAGCGACTGAGAGGTGGTCTGAAAAAAATCGGTAAAGGTCTTGTCCTCGGTCATTTGCTTAATCTGATTATTAAAATCAGCCATAGGCTCATTCTCGATTTCCTCTGCGGTCTTGCCAAAATAGACACCGATTAATTCATAGAACTCATCATATTTCACAAAATATGGAAGCAATCGGAAAACCGCTGAATAGCTTTGAAGCTTCCCATCGGTCTTCCTAATCATCTCCACACATTCTTTGTCGCTTTTAATCCTGTCAAGCAAATCAGCGATTATAGGCGAATATTTGGCGAATTTTTCCAACTGTGATTTAGCACCCATGCTTATTTTCCTTTAATAAAGGTGTCTTTTAAAGGCAAGACACCGAGCCTTTATCGATAGATTTCAAACGGAGCGGTCTTGAGGTCAGAAGCGTCATAATGTCCGATTAGGGCTAAGGAATAAGAGCCTTCTCCCTTATTGGTTATTGTGAAATTGAGGCCTCCTGTGTTAAGAGCATTCTTAATCTTGATTACAATCTGCTTTCCATCTCCAGTATCACCAATCCAGTAGATATCTTTATAATCGGCATCGGCAATTTCCGAAGTGCATTTAAAAGTAGTTACATCGCCAGTGGTAGTGGCAGTAGAACCGCCTCCCAAAGCAAGAAGAATATCGTCCTTCTTGAATTCGATTAAAGTAGTATTGAGAGTGACAACCCAATCATCGATAACACGCATACCCTTGACATTTGCGGGAATTCCATCGGCATCAATGGTTCTCTCAGTAGGAACTGCGGTGAATGAACCGCCTCCCTTGGTGGCTCCAATGATATCGGTCGGAGAAATAGTTCCGCCCTGAGTATAGGAAGTGGTCAGAACACCAGCACCAAGCTGAATATTCTGCTTCGTATCGGCTGTAAATCCTGTTAACATATTTTGAACCTCCTTACAAGTTCAGATTTTGTATTGTGATATTCACAAGAACGGCACGGATAGTCTCGGTATCGTCTAGCTTATTCTGAACAAATGGAGAGCCTTTT